CCGCTATTCCAACATCGCCGCATGGGTCGATTATGTGGATCGGCTTGGCATCAAGACGGTCATCTTCGATGAAATCCAAGAGCTGCGGCATGGGCGCAGCACAGAGAAGGGCTTGGGCGCTTGGGCCTTCGCGGAATCGGCTGAAAACGTCCTCGGGCTGACCGCCACCCCGATCTACAACTATGGGTCCGAGATTTGGAACGTGGTCGAGTTTGTCGCCCCCGGCGCGCTTGGCACATGGGACGAGTTTGTCACCAACTGGTGTTCCTCGCACGGCACCCACTGGATCGTCACTGACCCGGAGGCGCTGGGGTCATATCTGCAAGAAGAAGGCATCGCCCTTCGCCGCACGGACGAGGATGAAGAGGTGGCAATGTCGCTGCCGCCGCTGTTCAAGACCGTCTTTGAAGTGGGCTGGAACGAGGGGGATGCGGAAACCGACCGCGAGCTGCAGCGCCGTCTGGCCATGCGNGTNCTGAATGGTCATTTCACNGAACGCGGNGATGCCGCCCGCCAGCTNGATCTGCTGGTCAGGCANGAGACAGGCATCGCCAAGGCCCGCGCCGTGGCNGCCTATGTCCGCACGCTGGTNGAGGCGGGNGAACCGGTCNTGCTGGGCGGNTGGCATCGTGAGGTCTATCGCATCTGGAACGAATGCCTGNCCGATCTGAACCCCGTCATGTTCACCGGGTCCGAAAGCCAGCCCCAGAAGCGCGCCGCGCGTGAGGCGATGATGTCTGGTCGGTCAAAAGTGATGATCATGTCCCTGCGGTCCGGTTCCGGCCTTGATGGCCTGCAGGATGTCATCGCCCATGCCGTCCTTGGCGAACTGGACTGGTCCCCGCAGGTTCACCGGCAGTTTGTCGGCCGCATCCGCCGCGACGGCCAGCAGCGCCCTGTCACCGCCCATTACCTGCATGTCGATGGTGGCTCCGACCCGGTGATCCTGCCAACCCTTGGCCTCAAGGCCAGCCAGTCGCACGGCATCCTGAACCCATATGGCGAGGCCGCAGAGGCAACACCTGTCGATGACACCCGGATGAGGCAGCTTGCTCGCGCAATCTTGGGCATAGGGGAGGCGGCGACATGAGCAAGACGCCGTTCATGCCCCTGTGGGTGTCAGACTTCCTTGGCGACACGCTGGGCCTCGATGCGCAGGAGGTTGGCGCATACCTGCTCCTGATCATGGCACAATGGCAGGCGGGCGGCGAAAGCCTTGATCCAGAGAAGGCGCAGCGCATGGCCCGTTGCGGCAGATCATGGCCCCGCGTCTGGGGGAGTATCGGCCGCTATTTCCGCGAGGATGAAGCCGGAATCTACAGCCCGAAGTGCCGCGAATTGCGCAAAAGCGTGACATTGAAACGAGAGGTTAACGCACAAAGTGGCGCGCTTGGCGGGAAGGCTAAGGCTTTGAAAAGAAACAAACCAACCAAACCAAACGCTAACGAAACGCTAAGGCGAAACCCTGACATACCAGAACCATATCCAGAAAGAGGTGGTGAAATAGATAAATCTATTCCACCACCAGCGGTGGCGGAAATTGTGACTGATCAGTTTTTGGCGCTTCTGGCCAAGGCTGTGGGATATTCCCACGCCCCTCCCAGCTGGCTGACCGCATCATCGCGGGGTGTCATCGCCGGATGGTTCGGCAGCGGGCTGAAACAGATCGAGGTGCTGCGCCGTGCCAAGGCCAGCCGTGACGTTCACCCCGAGCCCCCGGCCACCGTCCAGGCGCTTTCCAGCTTCATGGGTCCATCGACCAAGCGCGCCGCCCCGGAGCCGCCCGCAGCACAGGCCGATGTCATCGCGCACTGGGTCCAGACCCTCAACGGGACCGGCTATGTCCCGCAATCCGCCATCAAGCCCACCATGGCCCGCGCCATCATCGCAACAGGGCTTGTCGATCCAGAACGCCTGAAATCAAGGGGGATATCGTTTTGAAAATCGCCATCAGCGCCGACGGTCAAACCGTCAGGATGAAGAAACGCCAGTGGTCGATGACCTGCCCCGCCGCCGACATCCCGAAGTGGATCAAGTTTTACACCGACATGCGGGACCGGGCGGGCGGAAGGTTCGCCGAGTTCTACCGCGAGGATCTGGCCGATCTAATCAAAGCGCAGAAACGACTGCAGGAAAGGGCCGCGACATGAACGATGAATGGAAGGGCGAGGCCCTGATCAAGCGCCGACCGACCCGGGCCGAACAGTATTCGCGGGGCATGTCCGCGGTTCAATCCGCCAACGCCAAGATCAGGCTGGCCAATGGGACGAACCCGGCCAAGCAAGGCGGCGCATGGGCCCGCCGGATCAATTCATCCTGCATTGAGGCAGGGGTGGAGTGGCGCAACAGGAAGTGATCTTGTATTAATATGATGCAAGACTGTTGACATAGTGTAGCAATAAGATACATTGAGCCTATCGAAACGGGCAGGAAGCCCATAGGAGATAGACACCATGAAAACCTTTACAGCAGCATCAGTTCGCAAGGCACACAAAGCTGGGGGGCTGTCCCATGCCGAGTTTTGCCTTGAGGAAGCCGAAAGCCAGCTTGGCCGCGATAAGTACAAAGATGCCCGCGCAGAGTTTGAGCGCCTGTTCAAAGAAGAAGCGGCGCAGCCATGACCCCCGCCACCAAAACCCGCATCGCCCGTCTTTATGAGGCCGTTGTCGGCTACAACCCTTTGACCGATGGATGGACCGCGCCCGAAGCCCTCGACGTTCTGCGCGAAATGAGGGCCGAAGGCTTGCACACATTCCGGTGCGCATCATGACCCCCAAGGACATCAAATCCATCCGGGCCGCCCGTGGCATGACACAGGACGATCTGGCCAAAGCCCTTGGCCTGACCCGTGGCCACATCGCAAAGCTGGAGAACGCCACACAGAAGCCCAAGGGCGCTGTTGTCGTCGCCATCAAGGCAATCGCGCTGCTGGGTCATCCTGATACATGGCCTGATAGTATCACAATGATGCCAATACCCGCCACCGCGCACCTGATCGAAATAATGGATCAGACCATGCAGGAAATCCGCGACCGCACCGGCATCCAAGAAACATACCTTGGCAAGAACGCCAAACCCTGACCCGTAATCCCTCACATTTCAGCCCGCGCACCACAACAGCGCGGGCTTTTTCATGCCAAAACCACACCATCTAGCGCCCGTCTTGCGTGACGGACTGTTTTGCTGCACATTCTGCATCACATTCCAAGGTGCAGATCGTGGCCCGAAACCCGCCAAAGACGGACGACACAGAACGCGCCCTCGATGCGCGAGAGTCCCGCTTTGTCGATGAATACCTGGCCGACCTGAACACAGAGCGCGCCGCAGTCGCAGCCGGTTACAGCATCACCACCGCCAAATCCAAAGCATACCAGTGGGTCAGTAATGGTAAGGTGAAGCCCCACGTCTATGCCGAGGTCATGCGCCGCCGCCAAGCACTCGCAGATCGGGCCGACATCACGGCCGAACGTGTCCTGCGCGAGATTGCCAAGATCGGTTACGCCTCGATGCGGCGGTTCATCCACATTGATGAATACGGGCAGCCACAGATCGACCTGACCGAGACACCGAGCGACGACCTCGATGCCTTGTCAGAGATTGCCACCGAAACGGTGCTGGAGCGTGATGGCACCGACGAAGATGGCAAGCCGATCTTCAATCGCATCCGCAAGACCAAGATCAAGCTGCATGACAAGCTATCCGCACTGGAGAAGCTGGCCCAGCACACCGGCGTCTACAAGCAGCGCGACGAGGACATGGCAGGCGCGCTGGCCCGCGCGATAACCGACATTCAGGAGCGCACCTCACGCGCACCGATCAGACGCGACACACCGCCCGAAGGTGATGCGCCATGATGATGCAGGCGGTCAAAGCTGTTCCCTACACCCGCGACCAACTGGCCGCCCGCCTCGACTTCATCGACGGCAAGCCCGCGTCAGAGCATTTCGTTCCTGAGACTCCCGAGGAACTGGCGCAGGCGCTTTACTCTTGGGAATGGCGGATCTTCTCTGGTGCCCTCTACAAGATCACGACCAAGGGCGATGACGAAGCCGATGATGTGCCTGACATCGCGGTGCCGTTCAGGCCGAACCCGGCGCAGCGTCTGCTGCTGTCAGACCTGAACAACCGAAACATCATCCTCAAAGCCCGGCAGATGGGTTTCTCGACCCTGATCGAAATCATGGCCCTCGATCACGCCCTGTTCAATCGGGATCAGGAGGTGGTGGTCATCGCGCACACCAAGGAAGCGGCGACCAAGCTGTATCGCAAGAAGGTCTGTTTTGCCTACGACAACATGCCGCCGGCGATACGGGCCCGCTTCCCCGTCAAGGAACGCACCCAGACCCAGCTCGTGTTCGCCAACGGTTCATCCATCGAGGTGACATCATCGGCCCGTGGCGGCACCCCGCACTTCCTGCACATCAGCGAAATGGGGAAAATCGCGGCCAAGTATCCCGACAAGGCCGTCGAAATCACCACGGGCTCACTGCAGGGTGTGCCGAAAACCGGGCTTGTCTTCATCGAGTCCACCGCCGAGGGCAAGGCAGGCGCGTTCTACGACATGAGCCGCCGCGCCGAGGCCCAGAAGCACGCCAACGTCAACCTCAAGCCAACCGATTACCGGTTCCACTTCTTCGCGTGGTGGTCAGACAGCGGTTACAGGCTTGATCCGACCGGCGTCCACATCAGCGCCAAAGAACACGCCTACTTCGACAAGGTGGAAGACCAGATGGGGGTCGCAATCGACCTCGATCAGCGCGCCTGGTATATCAACAAGCGCGACAACGACTTCTCCAGCACCCCCGATCTGATGTGGCGCGAGTATCCCTCGACGCCGGAAGAATGCTGGCAGGCTTCCAACGAAGGCAAATACTACGCCGTCGCTGTGACCAAGGCGCGTCAGGAAGGCCGGATCGGCCGCTATCCCATGCTGCGGCACGTCCCAGTCAATTCGTTCTGGGATCTGGGATCAACCGACAGCACGGCGGTTTGGCTGCATCAGGAAATCGGCGGCATGGACCGCTGGGCCAAGTTTCACGAAGCGTCAGGCCAAGGCTATCTCTATTTCATCCTCTGGATGGAAGCGCAGGGCTGCGTCTGGGGCCGCCATTACCTACCCCACGACGCAGAGCAAACCCGCCAAGGCATAAATGCCACCACCGACGCGATCAGCCAGATGCGGCTCATCCGACCGTCATGGGAATGGACAATCGTTAAGCGTGTCTCCCGTGTCCAGCACGGCATCGACCTGACCAAGCTGGAGTTCCCCCGATACGAGTTTGACGAGGAAGGCACGAAGGAGGGCATCGCCCACCTCGAAGCCTATTCGCGCGGATGGAACAATACCCTGCAGTGGTGGTCCGACGATCCAAAGCACGACGAACACAGCCATTGCGCCGACGCCTTCCGACACGAAGGCGCAGGGATACATCCCGATTGGTCAGGCCGCACAACCCCGCAAAAACCCGCAGACCATCAGGAATGACAGCATGACGCGCAAAACCATCACGCACATCGAGCGTCCCGCCATCGACCTGCGCCGCCGCCATTTCGAGCGCCGCAAGCACGGCATTATCATCATCGGGACATGGCTTCGTGATGGCAACCGGCAACAGCCCTGCCTTGTCCTGCTTCATGCGGCCCGGCCCGTTGCGCGTGGCCGAACCATCCCGGTCATAATCCCACTGNAATCGGCGTGGCGTTGGGCTGCGCATGGCGATGTTGGTGATCCCGCGCATTGCTCACGTATGGCGCTGGAATGGCTGGCCGATGGTCTGCTGCCGGGTAACGGCACGCGCGGTGCCGTCCACATCCTCGATGCGATCAACGACAGCCTGCCCGATCTGATTGCAATGCCACCGGCACCGCGGGGCGAAGTCCAGACCCTTGGCGACATGATCATCACCAACCGCCAGACCGGCGAAGTCACCGAACGGGAGATGAAGCAAGATGTTTAACGTTGAACCCGGATCGGCAGGATTCACAGGGCGCAAAAGCAAGGCACCCGGCGACCATTACTTTGACCTAATGGACAACGAGCATCGCCTTGCGGTGGAGGGTCAGCAAGGCAAGCGTCCGCACGAACTCGACAGCGCCGCCAACATCCAAGGCCACGCCATGCTCATGGGCCACTACCTGCGCGAGTTGGAGCGACAGTCAACCAACCGTTACCAGATGGCCATGGACGAGGCGTTCTATGACCACAAGCAGTGGACCGACGAGGAAATCGCAGAACTGACAGCCCGAGGCCAAGCGCCGCTGGTGTTCAACATGATCCAGACATCGGTGAATTGGGTGCTGGGATCACAGCGCCGCGCGACAATGGATTACAAGATCCTGCCCCGTTTGAAAGACGGGATGAAGGCCGCCGAACACAAGACCCAACTGATGAAGCACCTAAGCGACGAGAACCGTTCAGAGCATGAACACAGTCTCGCATTTGCATCGGCGGTCAAAGCGGGCATCGGCTGGCTGGAAACAGGGCAGGCATCGCCCGAAGATGGACCAATCGTCTACGACCGGGCGGAAAACTGGCGGTCCATCCTCTGGGATAGCACATCAACCCGATACGACCTGCGAGACGCGCGTTATGTCTGCCGAACCAAGTGGCTGGACCTCGATGTGTGCGAAGCCCTCTGGCCACAACGCAAAGCCGTCCTTTCCCTCGCTGCAAAGAACGTCATGCCGGGGGCAGGGGATCTGGACGACCTGGGCGATGAACCCATGGACGAAGCCGAGATTGAGCATTTCACGCAGACGTTCGGCAATCATCGGTCAATGTTCTACACCGAGCGGCCCCGCGTCCGCGTGATCGAAATGTGGTATAAGCGCATGGTCAAAGAGGCCAAGGTGCTTCGCGGGGGCGAGTTTAACGGCGAGTTGTTCGATGAATGGTCAGTGGGCCACCACCGCGCCCTGATCGACGGCAAGGCAACGCTGGTCGCACGACCGCGCGAGTTGATCTTCCTCGCACTTATGACCGACACCGGCCTTCTGGATCTGCGCGAAAGCCCGTATCGCCATGGCCGATTCCCCTTCACCCCGGTCTGGGGATACCGCGATCACGGCACCGGCTTGCCCTATGGCCTGATCCGGGGCGTGCGCGACATCAACCGCGACCTGAACAAGCGCGCATCCAAGGCGTTGCACCATCTGTCGGCGGTGCGAGTGTCGCTGGAGGAAGGGTCAGTCAACGACATCGAGGAAACCCGCGACGAAGCGGGCCGCCCGGATTCGGTGATCGTCTACAAGCAAGGAAAACAACCGCCAAAGGTCGAAACCGACTTCGGTGTCGCACAGGCCCACATGGACCTGATGTCCCGTGACGCGCAGATGATCCAGCAAATCGCAGGCGTCACCGACGAAAACCTTGGCCGACGCACCAACGCCGCATCCGGCAAAGCCATTGTGGCGCGTCAGGATCAAGGCGCGCTGGCAACATCCATGTTTTTTGACAACCTGCGCCTGTCCCGCGTGGTGCATGGCGAAAAGCTGTTGGTCAACATTGAGCAGTATTACACCGACGAGCAGGTGTTTCGCGTCACCGATATGCGCGGCAATCCCGACTATCTGGCGATCAACGACCCGCAGAACCCAGAAAGCGCCATCGACAGCCACAAGGCTGATTTCATCATCAGTGAAGAAGACTGGCGCGCATCCGCACGACAGGCACAGGCCGAGCAGTTGCTTGATCTGGCTGGCAAACTGGCCGCCACCGCGCCCCAGCTTGTGGTGGGCATCCTCGACCTTGTGGTCGAAGCCATGGATGTGCCGAAACAAGAGGAACTGGTCAAACGCATCCGGCAATTCAACCAGATGCCTGACCCCGACGCCGATCCGAACAACCCAGATGAAGAAACGCTTGCCATGCAACAGGCCAAGCAGGCGCAGGCCGCGATGCAAGAGCGGATGATGAACGCCGAGATTGGCGAGAAAGAAGCCAAGGTTCGCAAGCTGCTGGCCGAAGCCATCAAGGCAGAAACTGGCCGGGCCGACGACCAGATCAATCGCCTGAAAGCCGCCATGGAGGCCGCGCTTGCCATCGCAGGTGCGCCCGCCGTGGCCGCTGCGGCCGATCAGGTGTTGCAGACCGCCGAAGCCAACGCACTGCGCGACCCGCAAGCCGAACAGCAAGCAGCCATTCAACAGGAAATGATGGCGCAACAGGCCGCAATGGGCGCGGCACAGCAACAGGCCCAACAACTGCCAGCCACGGAAGGAATCATGGCATGAATACCACCCCCGAAGCCCCAAAGCTGACCGCCGACGACATTCCAATGGAGTTTACGCTTGAAGGACTGCGCGCGCATTTCAGCGATGCCGAAATCGCAGCGATGAATGAAGGGGATGATCCGATCCTGCCGGGTGTTGACCTGAGCGCAGGCCAAGACACCGCTGACGGTGAAGACGCAGCCGATGGTGAAGACACGATCACCGGCGAGGATACCCAGCCTGCCGAAGATGCAACGCCCGCGCCAGTTGTCGCAGAACCCGAACAAGATCCGCCACCGCCCGTCAATCTCGCTCACTACGAAAAGACCGTGGCCGATCTGGACACCAAACTCGATGAACTGCAGCAAGCCTATGACGATGGCGACCTGACATCAGCCGAGTGGAAGGCGCAGCTTGCCGATGTGGTCAAAGCGCAAGCCGTCGCACAGATGGCGCTGGAAAACGCAAGGACCATCCCGGCAACCCCGATCGAGGAATACCGCGAAACGTGGTTCAGCAAGGTGACAGCCTATCAGGACCAGCACGCCTATCTGTCGGAGCCGGATCATTTCGACAACTGGGATGCCGCGCTGAAAATGGTCAACACCAACGGCGCTTATGCCAAGCTGACCATGAGCCAGAAGATCGAGCAGGCGCACCGCATCTATGCCGCGCACTATGAAGGGCTGGAAGGCAAGCCTCTGCCAACCAAACCCGGTCTGACCACAGCGCAAAAGCAGGCCGCAGCGGCTGAGTCCGCAAAGCCGACCGGGCCGCGCACAGATCCCCGGCCCGAGGCGCCAACCACTCTGGCGGAACTCACCAATGCCAGCGATGGCGGGCTGGAAGATGGCCGCTTTGCCCAGATCGACCGCGTTGCGGACTCCGATGCCCTCAAGGGGGAGCAGTTGTTCAGCCAAATGAGTGAAGCCGACCAAATCGCATACCTGCGCAACGCTTGATCAGAAGAAAGGCCGGGGCAAATGATGATCATGAAGAACGTGCGGATCGAAGCAGATTGCCCCGGCAGTATCATGGTGGGCGATGTGATCATCCACATCACCCGCATCAGTGACGCGCGCCTGACCATCGGTGTGGAAGCACCGAAAGATCAGCGAATTACCACAAGCTGGCCGCGAAATCCAAAGCCAGTTGAACCCTGACCACCAAATGTGGTATGAAGCAACATCACCACGCATAGGAAGTGCCGTGGGTCAACCTTTTTTGACCTATAGGAGACTTCCGATATGCTTACCAATGTGGGCGTAAACTCGCCACAGGCCGTCAAGCGCTGGAGCATTGCGCTGGCGACGGACACCGAAAAGCAGATGTATTTCTCGCGGTTCATCGGTCTGACCGAGAACAGCGTGATCCAGCAAAAAACCGAACTCGAAGAAGACGCAGGCGACGAAATCTCGTTCGACCTCAACATGCGCCTGCGCGGCGGTATGACCTTTGGCGACAACGTTGTCGAAGGCAGCGAAGAAGCGCTGACCTTCTATCAGGATAAGGTTCGCATCGATCAAGCCCGCAAAGGCGCATCGGGTGGTGGGAAAATGACCCGTCAGCGCACCCTGCATAATCTGCGCACGCTGGCTAAGGACCGCACCGCCGAATACATGGCCGAGTGGATGGATGAAGGCTTTTTCGTCTACCTGTCGGGCGATGCATCCTTCACCGCCATCAACCAAGACACCAAATTCAACACCGCATTCGCGGGCAACGCCGTTGAATCGCCTGACTCCGATCACATCCTGTATGGTGGGGCCGCCACCTCGAAGGCGACCGTCACCGTCAACGACAAGATGAGCTGGGCGCTGCTGGAGCGTGTCGCGGTCAAGCCGCACATGATGAACGCCGTAAACCCAGACGTGGTGAAGATGTCGCCCGTCACCGTGGAAGGCGAAAAGCGCTTTGTGGTGCTGATGTCGCCATTCCAAGCGCACAGCTTGCGCACGGAAACCGGCGATATCTCTTGGACCAAGGTGCAGCAAGCGCTGGCCACCTCCGAGGGCCGCAAGTCGCCGCTCACCAAAGGCGGTCTTGGCCTGATCAACGGTTTGATCCTGCACGAACACTCCAACGTTCGCCGGTTCAGCGACTACGGTGTCGGCAACAACGTCAGCGCAGCCCGCGCCCTGTTGCTGGGCCGTCAGGCAGGTGTCGTGGCCTATGGTCAGGGCGGCAAGAAAGGCACCCGGTATTCGTGGGTCGAAAAGATGTTCGACGCCGACAACCAAGTCGCCATCTACGCCGGAACGATCTGCGGTTTCAAAAAGACCCGGTTCAACGGCAAGGACTTCGGCGTCACCGCCATCGACACCGCCTGCACCGATCCGAACGCGGCAGCATAACGCTGGGGGCGGCCAAGCGCCGCCCTTCGCTCAACCCACAGCGCCAGCATAAGGAAATAACGCCATGGCGACGAAACAATCCAAGTTCTATGCGGGGAACGCCCAAATCCCGTTCAACACCCCGCACAAGGCCGGTTCGGTCATCACCGTTGTCGGCACCCTCGACCTTTCCGCAGGTCTTCTGGCCGCAGACGTGTTGGAACTGATCCCGTTCCACCCCTACGCCAAGATCGTCGACTTCGACATTTCGGATGTGGGTTCCCTGATCGGCACCACCAACATCACCATCGGCATGATGTCTGGCACGCCGGGCGACACCGCAGCCGTTCGCACCGTGGGCAGCGAACTGATCAACGCACAAGCCGCTGGCACCGCCGTCGCATCGACGCTGGCCGAGATTGCCGCAATCCCGCGCAACGATGGTTCCGCAAAATCCATCGGCCTCAAGGTCAGCGCAAACGTCACCGCTGGCGCGGGCAAGGCTCTGCACTTCCGCTACAGCTACACCGCCTGATGCAAAGCACTGGCCGGGCATCCCCCGGCCAGACCGCCACACCAAGCCGAGGAAAAGCCATGACTGCCATGCTCATTCGCTGCAAACAAATCCGCACCCTGCCAAATGGGACCAAAGGGTCCAACATCGACATGGGTGACGGCACCATCATTCCATTCCGCGAAGACGAAAACGGCGATCACGTCGCCATGGTGTCAAACCCCAAGCACCTCCAGCGCCTTCTGTCGATTGTCGAGGGCTATGAAATTCACGCGATGCCTGAACCCGTCGCCGCACCCGCCGACGCCACAGACTTGAGCGCACTCGACGAAGACCAGATCCGCGCCGTCTACGAGGCCGAGTTGAAGCGCAAGCCGCATCACAACGCAAAGCGCGAAACCATGGTGGCCCAGATCGAAGCCCTGCGCGCCGAAGCCGCCAAGTAATCAAGACCGCCTGACCACAACAAAAGGACGCCTCAAGCCATGGCTGATTTCCTCCAACGGGATGCCATGCTTGAGGCGTCCCTCATTTTGCAGGATGACCGTTTTACGCGATGGACACTCCCGGTCCTGAACCTGTTCATCAACGGTGCCCTGCGCGAAATCCTCCTGCACAAGCCCAACGCTTTCGCCACGACCGTCAACCTGACGCTGGAAGCTGGCGCGCGGCAGCAGATGCCGGATCAATACCCGAGCCTGCTGCGCATCATCCGCAATGTCGTGCCTGAAACGCCATCCGCCATTGCAGGAAACGACATCACGCAGATCACCTTGGTGTCGCGCCAGATGATGGACGCAATCGACCCATACTGGAGCGATCCGAACTTTACCAAGCCAAGTGCCCGCGTGAAGCACTTCATGTTCGATGTGGCCCAGCCCGATCATTTCTACGTCTACCCGCCCAACAATGGCGCTGGCGTGGTCGAGGCGATTGTGGCGGCCGAACCCGCCCGCATCGGCGCCCCGGCATCAGGCCAAACCCTGCTGGATTCGTGGAATGCGGTTGTCCCGATCAAGGAAAGCTATCGGCAAGCCGTGGTCGACTACATGCTGTTCCGCGCCTATTCAATGGATCTTGCGATCCCCGGCAATGCGCAGCGCGCACAGATGCACCGCGCCGCCTTCGCGGAAGCCCTTGGCATCAAGTATTCGCGCGAGTCCCTCGCGTCACCGAAGACCACCTATGCCGCGCCTGCTGTTGATGGAGGTGCCGCATGAGGCTTTCCCCGCTTGCCCATTTCATGCCCTTGGTGCTGCCCTATGCCCCAACGGCCCCCGAGCCGGTGGTGATGATGAACCTGCGCCTCGCCGCCCGCGAGTTCTGCAAGGACACGCGATGCTGGCGCGAGGTGGTCACAACCCAGATCACACAAAACCCAGTCGAACCGGACCTGTCATGCGCCGCAACCATCATTGCCGTGCAATCGGCCGTTCTCAACGGTTACGAACTCAAACCAGTGCCGTTCGATGAAGCCGAGATTGACACTTACCTGACCAAAGCAGGGCAGGCATCCCAGTTCACGCAAGACCAGATGGACCGCTTCATCATCATGCCGTTTGAGCCTGGCACTCTGGTGATGTCGCTTTATCTCGCCCCATCGGCGGGCCCCAGGCGAATGGCGCGCGACCCGCAGGCCGAGGCGCAGAACCAAGTGCCGGCGTTCCTGTTCGATGAACATGTCGAAGTCATCGCCCATGGTGCGCTTTCGCGCATCCTCGCAATCCCGGGTCAGGAATACACCGACGGCAACATGGCTGGGTTCTTCGCGGCAAAGTTCGAGATGGCCAAGGGTGAAGTCCAAGCCTCCGTGATCAAGGGCAAGCAGCGCGCGCCGATCCGAACCAAGCCGAGGTTCATGTAAATGACCCTGCTGGCAATCTCTGGCTTCAAAGGTGAGTTGCCCCGGATCAACCCGGTGGCGTTGCCGGTCGAGTTCGCCCAAGTGGCGTTGAATGCCAAGCTGTCAGGCGGCGTTCTGCAGCCCATCCGTGGGCTGAAAAATGTCCACCTGTTCCCGGATCCGGTCCAGACGGCTTATCTCAATGGATCAACATGGATTGGCTGGGACACATTTGTCGATGTGGTGCAGGCTCCTGTCGCTGCAAACCGCCTCTATGTCACCGGCGATGGCGTGCCGAAAATGCTGGACGGCATGACGGAATACGATCTGGCGGTTCCGGCCCCAACCACGGCGCCAACCGTTGCGCTGGCCACCTCTGCCGATCCTGACGCCATCCAGTCGATTTTCTTCGCCTACACCTATGTCTCGGGCTTTGGAGAAGAAAGCCAACCCTCGCCATTGTCCAACATGCTGGACTGGTCCGAGGGGGTTGTGGTCAACATCACCGACTTTGGCCCGCCGCCCTCTGGCCGCAACATCACCCGGATCCGCCTCTATCGCAGCCAGACCAGCGCCACCGGCGCAACCGGGTTGTTCTTCATGGACGAGATTGCGGGGGCCAGCACCAGCTATGCCTATGACAGCGCCGCCACCACGCTGCAGGATCTTATCCCGTCGCTGGACTTTGACCCACCGCCCGATGATCTGACCGGCATCACATCCCTGCCCAACGGGATGATGGCGGCTTTTGTCGGCAAGGATCTGTATTTCAGCGAACCATACCAGCCTCATGCGTGGCCGGAAAAATACGTCCTGACCGTGGACTTCGAGATTGTCGGACTGGCGGCATTCGGATCGACCATCGCCATTCTGACGCGCGGGACGCCTTATGTCGCCCAGGGCACGCATCCCGACAACTTCGTCATGGAGAAGATGGAGGCGAACCTGCCTTGCGTCTCCCGGCGCGGAATCGTGGATATCGGTTATGCAGCGGTCTATCCGTCCACCGATGGGCTGGTGGTGATCAGCGCGACCGAGGCCAACCTTGTGACGCGCGGCATGTTCACCCGGGAACAATGGGCCGCCCTTGCCCCGGAAACCTTCACCGCCGCTAATTATGACGGCCTCTACATGTTCACGCACACCTCGGGCGACTATCCGATGGTCACCGCTGGCGTTGAGGGCATTGATCCGGTTCCTGACGACACCGTGGATGGCGGCACACCCACATCCGTTTCCCCGACCGGCATCAGCTACGACTTTGGAAGCCCGTTCACCTCATTCGGGGATCAGCGCGTGGGTTCCATCGACGTGTCAGGGCAAACCCCGTATTTCCTGCCCTTCAACATCGTGCAGCCCCGCGCGATGATCACAGATATCCGGTCCGGGCACCTCTACATCCTGCAAAGCGACGGGATGACCGTTTCCCAATGGGATAACAAGGATCAGGGCGCGCAAACGCTTGTCTGGCGTTCCAAGGTCAACCGGATGCCGTTTCCAGCCATGTTCTCGGTGGTGATGGTGCGCACAGAAGCTGCGGTTCTGACCGATGACTTCGTGACGATCGAGGTCTTCGCAGATGGCCTGAAAACGCACACATCCGACCGTCCAAACGTTGCGGAACGGATGCGCAGCGGCGTCCTCGCCGATGACTGGCAACTGGAAATCACATCAAACGTGCCGATTGTGTCCGTCAAAATGGCGGGATCGGTCGAAGAACTGACAGGGGCGGTGTGATGCGCGACCAGCAGCCTATGGACACATCCCGGATCGTTGATCTGGAAACGCTGGCGGGTCGGCGTGGCGCGGCCGGCGACCGTGCGGTGCGACTGCGCGAATTGAGCAACTTTGTGGAGCAGGCAATCACCTTTGCCGCAAAGAACCTGCCAAAGCCCAAAACCGCAGCCGATGTGCTGGCTTCCGATATCGCTCTGCCGACATCGGGCGCTTGGGTCGACGGGCCCCAGATCACGCTGCAAAAGGGCGTGTGGATGATCAGCGCGGGGCTTCTGATCCAGACCAGCGCGGCCGGTGATGTCGCGCTGCGCGTCTATGATGGTGCCGGCGGCGTTCTGGCCGCCCAAGCCAGCCATCCGGCAACCGCAGGCCATTTCACCACGATCAGCCTATCCGGCGTCATTACCCTGACCGCTGGGGCCACCCTGACGCTGCAGGCCGCCCCGTCGATCACATCGGCCAGCATTTCAATGATTGCGCAGACCACCATCGGCGGCGCGCTAGACGCAACTCGGCTTTCCGCCGTCCAGATCGGAGCCTGACACCATGGCCGATATTTTCGCCCGCCTGAAAGTCCGAA